ACGATACAGTTCCTAACAGACTATTAGGTAGAGGTACTGTAGAGAAGGCTTACAACTCTCAAAAGGCTATTGACGCACAGATTCGTTCACATTTGGACTCTCTTGCGTTGACTACAAGTCCGATGATTGCAATGGATGCTACTCGTCTGCCTCGTGGCGCTAAGTTTGAAGTTCGTCCCGGCAAAGCAATCCTCACCAATGGTAATCCTGCTGAGATTATGATGCCATTCAAGTTTGGACAAACAAGCCCTGAGTCTGCTGCTACTGCACGAGACTTTGAGCGTATGCTTCTGATGGCAACTGGTACTTTAGATAGCCAAGGCATGGTTACACAAGCAACTCGTGATTCTAGTGGTGCTGGTATGTCGATGGCTGTTTCTGGCATCATCAAGAAGTACAAGCGTACCCTGACAAACTTCCAAGAAGATTTCATGGTCCCGTTGATTAAGAAGGTTGCGTTCCGCTATATGCAATTTGACCCTGAGCGTTATCCTTCTGTAGACATGAAGTTCATTCCTACCGCTACGCTGGGTATCATGGCTCGTGAATACGAACAGCAACAGCTCATTGGTCTATTACAGACTCTTGGACCTGATACTCCTGTTCTGCCAATCATCCTTAAAGGCATCATTGCTAACTCCAGCCTGTCTAATCGTGCTGAGATGGAGCAAGCCTTGACACAGATGAGCCAACCTAACCCTGAAGCACAGCAACAACAGCAGATGGCAGTGCAGATGCAGATGGAACAGGCTCAAGCAACCACCCAATCGCTCCAAGCCCGTGCAATGCGTGACCAAGCAGAGGCTCAGAAGACCGTAGTTGAGACCCAATTACTGCCTGAAGAACTCAAAGCCAAGGTAATTAGTTCACTTTCTACCAACATTGATGGGCAAAACCAAGACAATGAGTTTGAGAAGCGTGCAAGAATCGCTGATTTAATGCTCAAAGAGAAGGACATTGACAACAAAGGTAAGATTGTTGAGTTGCAGATGAAGAAATCCTCGCAAATGTAAAGAAAACTATTGACTTTTTAACAAAAGTGTGGTAGAATTGCAACAAAATAAGTAAGTAAGTACTCACTTCTCCTCAAAGGACAAAGAAGAATGATAGATAAGAAACTACAAGAATACTACGAGAGTAGGTTCTCAATGATGTCAACCCAAGGTTGGCAAGATTTAGTGGAAGATGCACAAAATATGTTCAATTCGTTGAACCATGTGCTATCAATCCAGAGTGAAGCGGATTTAATGGTAAAGAAGGGACAACTGGACTTGCTTCAGTGGCTCATTACCCTTAAACCTGCTTCAGAACAGGCTTACGAGCAGCTCATGTCGGGAGACTCAGCAGATGGCTCGTAGACTATACGACTTTAAATGTAGTCAAGAACATATTACAGAAGGTTTTGTTGATTATGAGACAACAACAATCGCCTGTAGTTGTGGGAATGTAGCTAATCGAATTATCTCTCCTGTGAGGGTGAGTTTAGACGGTACAGACCCAACTTACGTGGCTGCCTATGATAGATGGGCGAAAAGGCACGAAGACAAGCAGAAGCAAGAAGCAAAGCAAAACGCCTAAGATACCTTTATCGGGAGATAAAGCCTTAGATTACAAATCCTAAAATCACTTGATTCGGTGACAGGAGACTTTAAATGGCAGCAAACTTTATTCAAGAAGAAGAACTGTTTAACGGCAGTGAGCAAGAAGAAGTACAAGACGTTACAACCCCAGTACCCGACAGCACTACTGTAGACAATACTGAAGCGGTTGATGTCAAAGAACCCGTAGAAGAATTACCAGAGAAGTATCGTGGTAAGTCTGCTATTGAGATTGCAAGGATGCACCAAGAGGCTGAAAAGCTCATTGGACGACAAGCAAATGAGGTTCACGAAGTACGAAGTCTTGCAGACCAGCTATTAAAACAACAACTCGACTCTAAGGCTAAGGAAGCGAAGCCTATTGAAGAATCGCTCGAAGACGACTTTTTTGCAGACCCAGCTAGTGCGGTCAACAGACAAGTAGAGAAGCATCCTGCAGTTCTTGAAGCAAGACAAGCAGCGTTAGAAATGAAGCGCATGAAGACAGCTCAACAGTTGTCCTCAAAGCACCCAGACTTTGCAACCATCGCACAAGATGCAGGGTTTCAAGATTGGGTTAAATCTTCTGCTATTCGTTTAAACTTGTTTGCTAAAGCTGACGCTGAATTTGACTTTGAATCTGCTGATGAATTGCTTAGTACCTACAAGGAACTAAAGCAAATCAAACAACAGAACCAAAATGTCCAATCGGCTAATGTAGAAAGCAAAGCTCAAGAACAGGCAATGAAGGCAGCTACAGTCGATGTTGGTGGTGCTGGTGAAACCAGTCGAAAAGTATATCGTAGAGCAGACCTTATTAAACTGAGAATGACCGACCCTGACAGGTATATGCAACTCTCTGACAAGATTATGCAAGCATACGCTGAGGGGAGAGTCAAGTAATTTTAGAATTTCTAATTAAAGGAAAAATATCATGGCATTAGTAGGCGCAGCATACCCCGGCGGTAGTACATCTATCGTCAACAAAACAAACGCAGACAAGTTCATTCCAGAAATCTGGTCTGATGAAGTTATCGCTGCTTACAAGAAAAACCTAGTATTGGCTAATCTTGTTCGCAAAATGTCTTTCAAAGGCAAAAAAGGCGATACACTGCACATCCCTAAACCAACTCGTGGCGTTGCAAGCCTCAAGGCTGCAAACACAGCGGTAACGGTTCAAGCTGATACCGAAAGTGAAGTACAGCTTTTAATCAACCGTCACTTCGAGTACTCACGTTTCATCGAGGACATCGTCGAAGTTCAAGCGCTGTCGTCACTCCGTTCTTTCTACACGGAAGATGCTGGTTACGCTTTGGCTAAACAAGTTGATGACGACCTCATCGCTTTGGGTAAGTCTTTCGGCGACGGCGACGCTTCTGATTGGGTACACAGCAATGCGTACTTCATCGATGCAACCACAGGTTTGACACTGTACGCTCTCGACACTGTGACTACCTCTGACTTGTTCACTGACGCTGGTTTCCGTAAGCTCATCCAGTTGATGGACGACGCTGACGTACCAATGGATGGTCGTAAGTTTGCGATTCCTCCTTCACTGCGTAACGCAATCATGGGTATTGACCGTTATAACTCTAGCGACTTCGTTGATGGTCGTGGCGTAAACAATGGTCAAATCGGTAAGTTGTATGGCATTGACATCTATGTGTCAAGCAATATGCCCACGATTGAGACTGCTAGTGACAACTCTGTTGGTGATGCAATCAAAGCTGCTGTTTTGTTCCATACCGACACAATGGTATTGGGCGAGCAGTTAGGTGTTCGTTCACAAACGCAATATAAACAGGATTACCTCTCCACCCTCTACACAGCCGATACCTTATTTGGTACTAAGGTTGTTCGCCCTGAGGCTGGTTTTGTTCTTGCTGTAAACGCCTAAAAAGCAACTAGGTGGGAGGCTCGAAAGAGCTTCTCATCTTTTTAAAAATGTGTTATACTTAGCATATTTCTAAAAGGATTCTAGTGAAATATTGTTGGAAATGTACTTCTACTAAACCGAAGCTAGATTTTGGTGTTAACAAATCTAAACCTGATGGATTAGCTACAGAATGTAAACCTTGCAAAAGGCAACAAGATAGAGAATACGCAGCACGAAACAGAGAGACTGCAAAACAAAGAGCTTCAGAATGGTACTATAATAATTACGAGTATGCCTTACAGCGTAATAGAGAAAATAATAAACTTTGGCTTAAGAATAACAAAGACAAGCATTGCGCTTATCAAAACAAAAGAAGAGCTGTTAAATTACAAGCAACGCCTAAGTGGTTAAAAGAAGAACACTACAAGCAAATAGAATCGTTTTACTGGCTTGCTAAACTGCAGTGCGAATTAACAGATACTAAATATGAAGTGGACCATATAGTTCCATTAAAAGGTAAAACAGTTTGCGGATTACACGTACCTTGGAACTTACAACTACTTACAGAACGAGAAAATCGTTCTAAATCTAACAGAATTTAGAAAGGCAGGGTAAATCTATTTCCATTTACAGAGGCGCAGGTGGTGCAGGAGATGCCGTAGCAGACTCCGCTAGTGAAGCCTTACTAATTCGTGACTTAGCTGTAGAAGTTCAAGCCGACGCTGATGCTGCTGCTGCAAGTGCCACAGCTGCTGCTGGCTCTGCTAGTGCTGCATCTTCTTCAGCTAGTGGTGCAAGTACTTCAGCAAGTAATGCTTCAACCTCTGCAACCAATGCAAGTAACTCAGCTACTTCAGCATCTACTTCAGCAACCAATGCAGCAAACTCTGCCACTGCAGCTCAGACTGCAGAGACTGCTGCTGAACTAGCAGAAACAAACGCAGAGACTGCAGAGACTAATGCAGAGACTGCTGCAACCAACGCAGCCTCCAGTGCTTCTGCTGCTAGTACTTCTGCTACCAACGCTGCATCCAGCGCATCTGCAGCATCCACTTCAGCCACTAACGCAAGCAACTCAGCTACGGCTGCTTCTACGAGTGCCTCCAATGCTTCTACGTCAGCAACTAACGCTGCATCGTCTGCATCAGCGGCTTCTACATCTGCAAGCAATGCCTCCACATCAGAAACCAACGCAGCAGCTTCTGCTTCTTCAGCTTCAACATCAGCTACAACAGCTACTACTCAAGCAGGTATAGCAACAACACAAGCATCTAATGCTTCTACGTCAGCTACCAATGCAAGTAACAGTGCTACATCAGCTTCTACCTCAGCATCTACAGCAACCACACAAGCTACTAACGCAAGTAACTCTGCAAGCGCAGCATCGACCTCAGCTACTAATGCCAGTAACTCTGCCTCTGCTGCAAGCACATCAGCTACCAATGCAGCAAACTCTGCCACCTTAGCAGCAACCTATACACCAAGTCAAACAGGTAACTCTGGTAAGTTCATTACTACCGACGGTACGAACACTTCTTTTGCAAATGTTCCCATCTCTGTTACTGGCGGTGATTTAACTTTGTCAGGAAGTTCTGGTGCTGCAATCACTAACGCAACTCTAGCCACAGTAAATGCTACTACTGGTTCTTTTGGTTCAGCGACTTCTATTCCTGTAGTTACAGTTAATGCTAAGGGTTTAGTAACTGGAGTAACAACCGCTACCGTACAGGGCGGTCAATACTTTGGCTCTGCTGCATCTAAAGCAATCGCTTATAACGAGGATTCTATTGCAGAGAACATAACAACTACAAGCGGTAAGAACTGCCTCTCAGTCGGTCCGATAACGATTGCGTCTGGATTCTCAGTTACGATTGCTTCTAACCAGCGATGGATTATATTATGAGTCTTATACTTCAATCCTCAGGCGGTGGTCAAATCACCGTCCAAGAGCCAGCAACTGCTAGTAATTTTACGCAGACATTACCTGCTGCTAGTGGAACTACTGTATTAACAGATGTGGCTGGAACAATCGGTCTCAATGCAACAGGAGCTAATATCGTTACTGCATCTACGAACGGTTTAGAGCGTATGCGTATTGACGCTAGTGGTAATTTGTTGGTTGGTACTACTACTGCTAATGGCAGAATTTCTTCTACTGCAAAAAGCGGATTTTTTCCTGGTAATACGGCTGGAACCTGGGCAGATGCCGCAGCATTAACTGTGTCTGGTAGCTTTGGTGGTGGCATTTCTTTAATTGACGGTACTGCTGGTTATAATTTTTATTGCGCTGATAGCGGTAACGATTTTTATATTCAAGGTGCTACAAGCACAGGCGGCACAGTAACGGGCGGTGTATTTTTAGATAATAGAGCAACATCTTGGTCATCTGCATCTGATGAAAATGTTAAAGACATTATTGAACCAATAACTAACGCAGTAGAAAAAATATCAACACTTCGGACTGTGATTGGTAAATACAAAGACGAGGAAGAAGGTAAGCGGCATCCTTTCTTAATTGCTCAAGATGTGCAGGCTGTATTACCTGAGGCTGTTAGTGTAATGCACAAAGGGTCTGATAATGAGTGTCTTGCTCTTTCCTATACCGATGTAATTCCATTGTTAGTCGCATCAATCCAAGAACTCAAAGCAACCGTAGACGCACAAGCAGTAGAAATCCAAGCACTTAAAGGAGTTGCATAATGTCACAACTTCAGGTAAACCGAATAAACGATGCAAGCGGTGGAGTTCTAGCACCCATTAGTTCAGTCTTTGCTCCTACTGCTTTACTTGTCAAAACTCATAATCCTACTGGCATTAAATACTTTTGCAAAACTACTAGACTTACAAGATTAAACACTTACACAGGCAGCGGTACATTGTGGAAAAGACTTATTGATAAACACGGTAAAGATATATCAACTGGTGTAGTTGGTATTTACTACGATGAGAAGCGTTGCACAGAAGCAGCTTTACAGTATTCCAAAGAGTGGGACATTGTTAACTCAAAAGAGTGGGCAAACCTAATTGAAGAAAATGGAATGACAGGCGCAGGTGCTGGTGAATTAAACCATATGTATGGTAAGCCAAGCCCACAACTTGGTGTTAAAAGACCTTGGGTTGGTAAGAAGGGTATTGACAATCCAATGTATGGTAAGCCTAGTCCTATGCTGGGTAAAAAGAACATCGGTGCTAGTCTGGCTCACAAAGGACGCAAGCGACCTGAAGGCGGTGGAAAGAAACCTCACGCTGTTGTCGGAACAAAAGATGGTGTTCAGGTAGAATTTAAATCGGTTTCTGATGCTGCTCGTTTTATTAACAAAGCTCGTTCATCTGTTCATAAGTGCTGTAACGGCAAGGCATTAACTGGTGGTGGCTACACTTGGAAATATAAGGAGCAAGAGTGAGTACTCTCAATGTAAATAGGATAGCTGACGCTAGTGGCGGTGTATTCGCTCCTGTCAGTTCTGTACATAAAAATCGCATCATAAACGGTGCGATGGTTATTGACCAAAGAAACGCTGGTGCTAGTGTTACAGCTAACGATGGTGTGTTTTCTGTAGATAGATTTTCTTTTGCTTGTTCGCAAACTGGAAAAGGTACTGCACAAAGAAATGCTGGTTCTGTAACACCCCCAGTAGGGTTTGCAAATTATCTTGGTTTTACTTCAAGTTCAGCATATTCTGTCGGTGCTTCTGATTATTTTGTTATTCAGCAAGCTATTGAAGGATTTAATTTTTATGATTTAGGTTTCGGTACTGCCCAAGCCAAGACAGTATGTCTTTCATTCCAAGTGTATTCAAGTTTAAATGGTACTTTTGGTGGCGTATTAAAAAATTATGCTTCAACTCGTTCATACCCTTTTACTTATTCAATTCCAACTGCAAATACATGGACAACAATTAGTGTAACTATTGCTGGCGATACTACTGGAACTTGGGTTGGTGCAAGCAACGCTGGTGCGGCTATCGTTGCATTTAATCTAGGAACAGGCTCAACATATAGCGGAACTGCTGGAGCATGGGCGGCAACAAACTATGTGTCAGCCACAGGAGCAACATCCGTAGTCGGAACAAACGGTGCTACCTTCTACATTACTGGAGTTCAGCTAGAGGTAGGCACACAAGCTACTTCATTTGAATACAGACAGCACACCACAGAACTGCAACTTTGCCAACGCTACACATACAGACACTCAGCAGAAGGTAATATAGATAGTTATGCACCGCTTGGGATAGGTAGGTATTACGATACAAACCTTGCTCAGTTGTATGTTCCTTTTAAGGTAACTATGAGAACATCTCCAAGTTCAGTAACGCAAGTCGGAAACATATTTGTTAATAGCACAAGCCTTGGAGGGTCTGCCATAACTCTTAATTTTAACGAAACTTCTTCAAGTGGAGCAACCGTAACAGGAACAGCAACAACAGGCACAACTGCTGGAAATGCAACAACCTTTTATGCAGACAATACATCTAATGCTGCTTTAATTTTTAGTGCGGAACTTTAATATGCGTACATATAAACTATACAAAACTACGATGTCAGATAAAGTAAACGCCGCAGCGTATGAAGAAAACAATGCAACTGTATCTTTTTTCTTTAAACCTGAAACAAATGAATATGAGGGATTTAAAAAAGACCTTGCTGACGGTGTTGAACTTCAAGATGCAGAAGGTAATGTAATAGACGGTATAGCTTATTTAGAGGAACTTGTATAATGACCATGATTATTGATGGGACTAATGGTCTAACATTTAACAACGGAACTACACAAGCTAGTGCTGGTCAAGTATTACAAGTTGTAAATGCTACTTATGGAACAGAAGTTAGTAGCGCTTCAAACACTCAAATAGCTACTGGATTAACTGCAAGCATTACACCGAAGTTTTCAACAAGCAAAATACTTGTTATTGCAAATTTGAATGGTGTTGGTCATACAACCAATAACACATCTGTTGAATCTTATTTAAGAAGAAACACAACTCAGCTGTATCGTATGTCATTAATTGCTGGTGCTAATGATGCAAATTCAGGGAATAATACAACTGATGTAGGCTCTGTTTCTACAACTTATTTGGATTCTCCAGCTACTACATCTTCTACATCTTATAACTGTACTTTTGCCAGCCAACAGAATAATGCAACAGCTTATGTTCAAAGATATGGCTCTACATCATCTATTACCCTTATGGAGATAGCATCATGAATCACGAAGCTATTTACGCTCTTTATCCACAAACCGCTTACATTCGTGGAGAAGATGCTTTTGATGCTAATGACAACTCAGTTCAATACGACAAAGTAGCAGTACAGGCTTATGTTGATAGTCGTGCTTATATTGCCAAAAGACAAGCTGAGTATCCTCCAATGACAGACTACCTTGATGCAATCGTTAAGGGCGACACAGCACAGCAAGAGGCTTACATAGCTGCTTGTTTGGCCGTTAAACTTAAATACCCGAAAGAATAAAAAATGAGTGACATCAACCCTGTAGAGTACGGTAAGTTAGTTAATGCTGTTGAGAACTTAGAGCATAAAGTAAACTCAATGGATGCTGACATTAAACGATTAGTAGCTATGGCAGAGCGCAGTAAAGGTTCTCTATGGGCTTTGATGGGTGTTGCCTCAGTTGCTGGTGCTTTCATCAGCTATATGACTGAATTGTTTTTTAAAAAGTAAACCATGAGACCACACTCTATCGGTAAGAACTTAACAGCGAATACGCTGACTACGCTATTTACTGTACCAACTAGAAATATGGCTATTACTCATGATATTTTAATGACTAATAGAGGTGCTGGTAATAAACACATTTCTATCTATTGGTACGATAAAAGCACAAACACTAGCATTGAAGTAGTCCATGAAAGAACTATATCTGCTAAGACTTCCGCTGTTATTGATAGTAATTTTTCTTTTGTCATGGATGAAGATGATGAACTTCGTGCTATCTCTGAAACAGGTTCAACCATAACAGTTGTGGCATCGTTTGATTTAGATGCTCGGTCAACTGTACAAAACTTTGCTTAAAGGACTAAAAATGCCACTCAAATCAGGTACATCACAGAAGACTATCTCTACTAACATCCGTAAAGAGATGAAGGCTGGTAAGCCACAGAAACAAGCAATTGCAATAGCCTTATCAAAAGCAGGACAATCTAAACCTAAGAAAAGGAAGTAATTATGCCAATGGTCAAAGACAAGAAGTTCCCTTACACAGCTAAGGGTAAGAAAGAAGCTAAGTCGTATGCTATGAAGACTGGAGCTAAAGTATCTACTCCTAAAGCTAAACCAGCTAAAAAGATGGGGTCGATGCGTGGCTACTAAACCCGGTTTATATGCCAACATCGCAGCCAAGAGAAACCGTATCAAGGCTGGCTCAGGTGAGAAGATGCGTAAAGTAGGCTCTAAAGGCGCTCCTTCGGCTAAAGACTTCAAAGACGCTGCTAAGACAGCTAAGAAGAAGTAATGCCTAAGAAAGCGTTTCAGAACCCCGAAGGTGGTCTCAATCAAAAAGGGCGAGACTACTATAACAAGACCACAGGTTCTAAGCTAAAGCCACCTGTATCCGCTAAAGAGGCTGCAAAGTCGCCTAAAGCGGCTGGACGGCGTAAGAGCTTCTGCGCTCGGATGGGCGGTGTTGCTGGTCCGCTGAAGGACGAAAAGGGTAAACCCACCCGCAAAGCATTGGCATTAAAAAAGTGGGATTGTTAAGAAAACACTTGCTTTTTATAAAAAAGTATGATATACTTGGAAAAATATGGCAACTAAAAACTACTTAGAATTAACAAACGAAGTGTTAATCCGACTGCGTGAGCCAGAGGCTTCCTCAGTGTCGGATAACGCCTATGTTAAGCTCATTGCAAAGTATGTAAACGATTCTAAGCGTCAGGTGGAAGATGCTTACAACTGGAACGCATTGTCAGAGACTTTATCTGCTGTGACTGGCGCTGATGTCTTTAACTATGTCTTAACAGGTACAGGTCAACGCTTTCGTGTTATTGATGTCCTAAACGACACCAGCAATTTCGTAATGCGGAACGCTTCTACTCGTTTTATGAACGACCAGTTCTTAATCGCTACGCCAGCTAAGGGTTCTCCTTACTACTATAACTTTAACGGCACAGACAGCAATGGCGACACTCAGGTAGATTTATACCCTATCCCTAACGGTGTGTACAACATTCGTTTTAACGTGATTCGTCCACAAGTTGAACTAGTTACTAACTCTGATGCGCTTTTAGTTCCACACGAGCCGGTCATCCTTGGTGCATTGGCTAGAGCGCAAGCGGAACGGGGTGAGGACGGTGGCGTACAGTCTGCCGAGACATACGCACTGTTTAAGCAAAGCCTTGCCGATGCGATTGGTTTAGAGTCTGCAAGGTACTGTGAAGAAGAAGCGTGGTATCCAATCTAATGGCTGGACAACTGCAAACTTCCTCGATTGCTGCACCGGGATTTTACGGTCTCAATCTTCAAGAGTCGAGCATTACGCTGTCGTCTGGCTTTGCATTAAAAGCACAGAACTGCGTTATTGACCGCTATGGTCGTATTGGTGCAAGACGGGGCTGGACTCCACAGAACGCTGTCAATGCAGACTTAGGCTCGAACCCGATTGAATCAATGATGGAGGTAGTAGATGGTGGAAGCAATACAATTATATCAGCAGGTAATAACAAGTTATTCACTGGTCGCACAACACTTACACAACGTCTTGTCCGAAATGCAACAAATTCAGGAAACGCTACTTACACGATAACAGGTAACAACTGGCAGATGGCAGCAATGCCATACGGTGATGTTAACGACTTTCAGCCCCATGCTTATTTAGCTCAGGCTGGACACCCAATGTTGGTATGGCATGAGTTACCTGTCTCTGGTGGAGACCCACATGACCACGATAGCGGTACGTTTGGATTCCAACAGATAAGTGATGTTGGTACATTACCAGCCAATCACAATAACGCATCATTTAAACCCAATGCAGTCTTATCTGCCTTTGGTCGTATCTGGGTTGGGAACATCGTTGGCGATACCCAGACAGTGTATTTTAGTGACTTACTGCGTGGCTCTGACTTTACCACTGGTTCTGCAGGTTACTTAAACCTACAAGAAGTGTTCCCTAACGGTGATAACATTGTCGCTATCGCAGCGCACAATGGATTCTTAGTTATCTTTGGTCGTAACAACACCGCTATCTACGCTAATCCGATTGATACGGGTAGCTTAGTATTACAAGATGTTATCTATAACGTAGGTTGTATTGCTCGTGACTCTGTACAGAACATTGGTACAGATATTCTGTTCTTGTCTGATGCTGGTGTACGCAGCCTTGCTCGTGTGATTCAAGAGAAGTCATTACCAATGAACGACATCTCTAAGAATGTTCGTGATGACTTAATGTCAAACGTAGCTTCAGAATCAGATTTAAGTAAGATTAAGAGTGTTTACCACGACAGAGATGCTATCTATCTCTTGTCGTTGCCTACAAGTCGGTTTGTATATTGCTTTGATACTCGCTCACGTTTACAAGACGGTTCAGCTAGAGTAACAATTTGGGATAGTTTACAGCCTAAATCATTTTGCATTACTCAGGCTAAAGAGTTGTTGATTGGTCAAACATCCTACATTGGTAAGTATTTTGGACACTCTGACAATGGTACTTCCTATCGCTTACAGTATTACACAAACTACTTTGACTTTGATGCTTCGACCAAGCTCAAGATTCTAAAGAAGATTGGTTGGGTTCTTATTGGTGGTACAAATCAAGCTGTAGCGGTGAAGTGGGGTTTTGATTACACTGAAGGCTATCAAGCATCAACCTACGTCCTAGACACAGCAGTGGTTTACGAATATGGTATCGGTGAATACAACATTGCTGAATACAGCTCAGGTATCGTTCTTGATAGGTTCTCCATCAATGCTGGTGGTCAAGGCACTATCATGCAACTCGGTTTAGAAGCAGACATCAACGGTAATCCATTGTCTATTCAAAAGATAGACGTTGCCGTTAAAGCAGGTAAAACAATAGTATGAGTAACTTAGCTTTGGTTTCTAATTGTAAGGAATGTAATAAGTGCAACAAATTATTACCTGTACTGTCTTTTTCCGTTAATAAATCAGCAAAAGACGGATTACAGTCAAGATGTAGAGATTGCGATAAACAATATCAAACCAAACGAAGACTTGAAAATAAAGATTCTTTATTAGAATACGGCAGAAAGTATACAGCAAATAAAAGAAAAGATTTTAATTATCGGTTACAGATGTTACTAAATGCTTCTAAACAACGAGCTAGTAAACACAATCGTGAACACACGATAACACTAGACGATATAAAAAACAAATACCCTGTAGATGGTAAGTGTCCTATTTTTGGAATTGATTTGCAGTTTAATTCTACAGGGTTTAGAGATAACAGTCCTAGTATAGATAGAATTGATTCTTTAAAAGGATATACATTAGATAATATTCAAATTATCTCGTGGAAAGCCAACAGCATTAAACGTAACGCATCATTAGAAGAACTAATACTTCTTGTGAACTATTTGAACCAAGGGGAATAACATCAGCGACTATACAAAAGCAACTAACTTTACAGCCAAAGATAGCTTACCAACAGGAAACTCAGGTAAGATTGTTAAAGGTACTGAGATTGATACTGAACTGAATGCGGTTGCTAATGCGATTGCATCTAAAGCAGATATTAATAGTCCGGGATTAACAGGTACGCCTACAGCACCTACTGCATCTGCTGGCACTAACACTACACAGTTAGCCACAACAGCGTTTGTTACTGCTGCTTTGTCTGCTGCGTATCCTGTTGGCTCTATCTACATTAACGCTACTAGCGCATCAAACCCATCTACATTGCTAGGCTTTGGCACATGGACAGCTTTTGGTGCTGGTCGTGTCATGGTTGGTTTTGATTCTGCTGATGCACTGTTTGACACACTAGAAGAAACTGGTGGTTCTAAAGACGCTATTGTTGTAAGCCACACCCACACAGCTACTTCTACATCCACTGTAACTGACCCACAACACTCACACTCAACAGGTTCAAGCGGTGAAGCATTCCCTAATGGTGCGGGACTTGCTGCCACTGATTATGGAGATACAAGCAGTACTAGAGCAGCAAGTACTGGTATTTCTGTATCCACTTCTACAACAGTAGCTTCAACTGGTTCTAGTGGCACTAACGCTAACGTACAGCCCTTCATTGTAGTTCGTATGTGGAAGCGTACAGCTTGATAAAAATATATTTTAAAAGAGATGCTAAATGAATAATATCAAACAAACAGCCGCTAAGTTAGAACAGTATGGTCGTAATGGCGACACTATGTTGGCGCATATCACCCCTGAAGAAGCACAGCTTCTAAAGAGTGTTGGAGGCTCTGGTACTATCAACCCTAAGACTGGACTTCCTGAGTTCTTTCTTGACAAGATAGTAAGTCCCGCCCTCAGTTTAGTTGGTGGTTTAATATCTGGTGGAAAAGCCGCAGATGCGTCGAGAGGACAAGCAGAAGCATTAAGAGCTGCTGCGGAACGTGCCTCAGCAATGGCATTGTTCAAGCCAATGGGGATGACTACAGCCTTTGGCTCGTCACAGTTTACTCCTGAAGGGCAAGGCAGTTATACACTGTCACCAGAGCTACAGGCGATTCAACAGCGCCTCTTTGGTGCTGCTGGCGGATATGACCCAACACAAATAGGACAGATGGCACAGCCCTTAACCGGTGGCGCTCAGTCCTTGTTTAATCTTGGTCAACAGTATTTAGCAACTTCACCTGAACAGGCTGCACAGCAGTATATGTCGCAGCAACAAGGGTTGCTTGCACCCGGACGTGCTGCTGAAGAAGCGAGATTGGCTACGGCGAACTATGGTCGTGGTACAGGCGGTCTAGGTGTTCAGACTGGTACAGGCACTGCTCCTTCAAATCCCTTAGCACAGGCACTCTTTAATGCACGGGCGCAACAAGACGCAGAGTTAGCCGCACAGGCAGATGTATATGGTCAAAAACGTGCTGTATTCGGTGCTGGTCTATTTGGCACAGGCGGAGATTTGCTTGGACAAGTTCCAAGACTCACAACTGCTGGGTACGGTCCTTTAGAAGCTCAGTTAGGATTATTGCGGACAACTGAACAACTCGGACAACAGCCATTTATGTTGTCTCAAGACTTGGCAGGTCGTTATGCAAATGCAGGAGCGCAAGCAGGTCGTTTGTATTTAGACCCACAACAAGCAGCAGCTACTGCATACAGTCAGTATCAAGGCTATAGTCCAATTGGTTCAGCACTGAGCGCTATCGGCGGTGGCATGGGTGGAATGGGCGGTGGTGGAGGCAGGG